TAATACTAAATTACCTACAGAGGGTAACAAATTATTTAATTTAAAATCAGCAGTTAATTTCCAACCAGAAATAAGAAAAGTTTTAGACCAAGAATATTTACCTTGGGCAGATAAAGTTGTTAGAGATGGTTTTAACAAACAAGCTAAAAGAGTTGAAAAAGCTTTTAAAAGAATTGGCAATATTCCTGTAGAGTTTCAACAACTAACTCAAGCTGATTTAACTTTAATTCAAAATTTAAAAAAACAATCTTTCACACAGTTTAAAGATATATCAAATACTTTCACTAGAACATTAAACCAGAAAGTTTATCAATATACTTTACTAGGAAACAGTCCAACAGAATTAGAATTTGAATTAAGAAAATCTATTAACGGAATATACCATAGAGCAGATCAAAGAGAGATTAGAACATTGGTAGAACAAATCAAATTAGACGAAATTAAATACAGAGGTTTAGATAAAAGAACTGCTACGGCAAAGGCTCTCAAAACTAAAATAGACAAAAACGTATCAATCTTACAATCGCAATACGCTAGTGATCGTGCTGGAGAAAACATGAAAAAGTATTCAGGACAGCTATTAAACGACACTTTAAGAGAATTTGACGCTGAATTAAACGCTTTTAAATCTGATCAAGCGGGTCTTAAAATGCTTAAATATTTTGGCAGTATTATCTCTACAACTAGAGAACATTGCGCACTTGTCAGAAACGGAAGATATGATAAAAGAAAAAGTGGACTATTTACGATTGATGAAGTCAAGGAACTTTGGAGAAGAAAAAGTTGGTCGGGTAAAAAATCTGGCGATCCTTTAATTGTTCGAGGTGGGTATAATTGTCGTCATCAGTGGAGTTACGTCAACCCAGATTGGTATGACGATAACGGTGAACTAATAATAGAATAAGGAGTATAAATGTCTGAAGAAAATAAAGTTGCTCAAACTCAAAATGAGAATGCAGAAGTAAAACAAGAAGCTACGGAAACAAATACAGAAACAAAAACTTTCACACAAGATCAATTAAATAATATTATTGAATCTAGAATTATGGCTGAAAGAAAAAAATACGAAAAGAAACTTCAAGAAGAAGAAAAGCAGAAAGAAGAACTTGTTAAACAAAAACAAGTAGAGGAAGCTAAAACAAAAGCAGAAATAGAAAAGATTATGCAAGATAGATTAGCTGAAAAAGAAAAAGAACTTTCTAGCTTCAAACAACAAATGCAAATGGAAAAGATTGATAAATCAATACTTTCTGTTGCTTCTTCAAGTAGAGCGGTTAACCCAGATCAAGTTGTTGCTTTGCTAAAATCAGAAATCCAATTAGCTGATGATGGTAGACCAGAAGTTCTTGATCAAAATGGAAATGTAAGATATAACGACAAAGGACAAGCTTTAACGATTGAAGAAAGAGTTAAGGAGTTTTTAGATAGCAACCCACACTTCCGTCAAGGGTCACTGTCTGGTTCAGGAAGCCAGAGTGCTATCGGTGGTAATAGCCAAAAACCAAGAAATATTGGCGACTTGGATTTAAATAATCCTGCGGATAGAAAAGTTTATGCAGAAATGCGTAAAGCTAGAAGCGGTTTTAAACTAAATCCTAAATTAACAATTAACAACTAACATATAGGTAATTAAAATGGCTAACGAAACAACATCGTCAACGCTATCGGAACTATATACAGAAATTATTCAAGAAGCGATTTTTAACTTCCAAGAAACTTCTGTTATGAGACCGTTAGTTACGACTTATAATATTACTGGTCAAGGCAAACAAGTTGCTGTTCCAGTATACCCAAATATCAGTGCGGCGGCAGTATCTGAAGCATCTGATTTATCAAACACAGCTATCAACCCAACTGAAGCAACTATCACAGCTAGTGAGGTGGGCGTAATGACGACCTTAACGGATCTGGGAAGGGATACAGCTTCAAGAGATGTAGCGGCTGACATCGGAAAACTTTTCGGTGAAGCTATTGCTAAAAAAGTTGATGCTGATTTAGCAGGTCTATTTAGTTCTTTTGCATCAGGAAATGATCTTGGTGCGGCGGCAACTGAATTAACTGCTGATCTACTTTTAAAAGCTGAAGCAACTTTAAGAGCATTGAACATTCCAAGACCTTACTATGGTGTGTTCTCTCCTAAAGCTATGTTCAACTTGAAAAAATCATTAACTAATGCTGGTTACTCAACTGGTGCAAATGCATTAAGTGATATTGCTAACGAAACTTTAAGAAATGGTTACGTTGGTACAGTATTCGGAATTGATCTTTTCGAAAACGCAAACATTGCGGCTGACCAATACGATGATGCGGTTGGTGGTGTATTCCACCCTCAAGCATTAGGTCTTGCGATGAAATCTGATTTCAAAATTGAAACTCAGAGAGATGCCTCTTTAAGAGCAACTGAAATCGTAGGAACTGTAACTTATGGTACAGGCGTTGTTAAAGATGACTTTGGTTGTCAAGTAACAACTGATGCGGCACTTTAATTAGTGTTCTTTAGTGGGGGATCTTGCCTAGCGGTATTTCCCCCGCTAACAATTAGGAGATTTTATTATGACGAATTTTACTGGGCTAAATGTAATTACAACTTCTGACGTAACAGCTTATCAGCCAGATGCTTTTGATTTTGGTATAGCTTCAGGAGATTCAAAAGTAACAACTTGGATTACAGAAACAACAAACGATATTTTAAGAGATTTAAGAATTAGATGGTGGCAAACATATAAGACAAATGTTTATACAGATATTACAGTTTTAAATACTGTAGAGTTAGAGCCAGATAGAGTTAACCTAGATCAATTTAAACGTGCTGGTGTTTATTTATTTTTATCTAAATTCTTTTTTCCAGCATTAACAAAATTTAGACCAGAAGCTGATAAAGATAGATTTGAAAGAATGATTGAACATTATAACAGTCAATATAACGTTGAGTTTCAAAAAATACTTGAAGATGGTGTTGAATATGACGCTGATGACAATCAAACTATTTCAGTTGCAGAAAGAGAAAATTTACACGGCTACGGTAGATTGATTAGATAATGGCATTAGACATAAAAGTAAATTCAAACATTAAAAACGTTCAAAGTAGATACGCTAAATTTATTAGTAAGCTTCCTAGAATAATTACTAGAGGCTTAGATCAAGCGGGAGAAAACTTAAAAGAAGTAATAATTAGAAGAACTTCTGCTGGATTAGATTATAAAAGAAGAAGATTCAAACCTTACTCAGAAGCTTATTCAAATTTAAAAAATAAAACCAGAGTTGATTTACAAGACACTAACCAAATGTTACAAAGTATTGCTTCAAGAATAGTAAATAGAAAAAGAGCATCTGTTTATTTTAGAAGTAACTATGAAGCAGAAAAAGCAATGTATCATCAAACAGGTGCTGGAAGATTACCTGTTAGAAGATTTTTTGATCATGATATAAAATTAAGACGTGTAATTCAAAAAAACTTTGCTAAATATATTGAAAAACAAATTAGAGGATTGGGATTATGAGTGTACGAGAAGATATTGCAAGTAACATATTAACTTCAATTCAAGCTATTAGTAGTCCAACTATTAAAAAAGCTACAAGACAACCTTTTCCATTAGACGAATTATCTGAACAACAATATCCAGCAGTTCTAGTTCAAACACAATTAGAAACAAAAGAAGACCAAGAATTAGGCGGTGGTGCTAGAACAAGAATAAATACATTAGAATTTTTAATTACAGGTTATACTAAAGGTGCAGAATCTAATATAGACACAGCAAGAAATGAATTAGCTGAAGCATTAGAAAACAAACTTGAAGAAGATATTACAAGAGGTGGAAATGCTTTAGACACAGAAGTTATTGAGATAGAAACTGACGCTGGACAATTATTTCCTTACGGTGCTATTTCGATGGTTGTAAGAGTAATATATGAACATCAATCGGGAACTGCATAATGAATATTTTTGATAAATTACATAAGAAAATTGATAAGATAGAAAAAAAAGCTGATGAAGTTTCTACGCTTTGTGTGGAACTAAGAGATGTTTTAGAAGAACTTGAAGAAAACCCAGATATGATTGAAGAAAATTTAGATGAAGATTTATTAGAAGAAGATGAACTTGAAGAAAATGAATAAATAATTTATAAAGGTTATTATGGCTAAAGATATTAAAATGTATAAAGGAACTGACGAGATTACAATCAATGAAAACAATCTTGCACATTATGAAAAACTTGGATATAAGACTACTAAAGAAACCATACAACAAGAAGAATTAAAGGAGAATAATTATGGCTACTCATCACGGAAAAGAGGGCGTAGTAAAGACAGGAGCTAATGCTACTGGAGAAGTTACTTCGTTCACTTTAGAAACAACAGCAGATGTAGTTGAAGATACTGCATTATCAGATTCAGCAAAAACTTTCCTTGCTGGAAGAACTTCATTTTCAGGAACTATCGAATGTCATTTTGACGAAACAGATACTTCTCAAGAAGAATGCACAGTAGGATCAAGTTTAACTTTCACATTATTACCAGAGGGTGATTCAAGTGGAGATGCGTCTTATTCAGGTTCTGGTATTGTAACAGGTATGTCTATCAACTCTACTTTAGACGGTGTTGTTGCTAGAAGTATTACTTTTCAAGGAACAGGTGCTTTAACTGTAGGAACTGTCTAATCTAATTTATGTCAGTTATAGATAGAGTTAAATCTCATTTTGAAAGTATTGAAAATATCGTCATTGAAGTTGAACAATGGAAAGATGAAAATGGAAATCCATCAGTCTTTTATTGTGAGCCAATAACACTTGAAGAACGAAATAAATTACAATTAAAAAGTTCTGGTGCAAACGATTCTAGTATTTTAGCTGATTTGCTAGTGATGAAGCTTTTAGTTAAAAATGAAAAAGGTGATTTAGTCAAAGCCTTTCAACCAGAAGATAAATTTGCTTTAAAGAAAAAAGCTGACGTTCAAATTATTGGTACTATTGCAAATAAAATTCTTGAAGGTACATTTTACGAGGACGCTGAAAAAAAGTAGAAAGCGACACTGATACTAAAAATATATTGGTAGTCGCAGATAGATTAAAACTTCCTATACAAAAAGTCCTAGAAATGCCGTTATACCATTTTAATCTTTGGTTAGCATACTTGAAAAAAGAGCAAGATCAGTATAAAACTAACAAAACATTAGCAGAAGCGAAAAGGTTTAAATAATGGCAGATATTAAGATAGACATAATAACACGAGATAAATCCTCTCAAGCACTTGGAAAATTAAATAAAAATTTAAACCAAACAAAAACTTCTGTATTTAATCTTAAAAATGCAATTATTGCTATTGGGTCATCTATTGTTGTTAGACAATTTTTTAATTTAACAAACGAGTTTCAAAACTTACAAAACAGATTAAAGCTTGTAACAAATTCGACAAAAGAATTAGTTGTAGTACAAGAAGAATTATTTCAAATCTCTAGAAGAACTAGAGGGGGTTTTTCTGAAACAGTTGAACTTTATCAAAAACTTGCATTACAATCTCAAAACTTAGGATTAGCAAACCAAGATTTATTACAGATCACTGAAAACGTTAACAAAGTAATTGGTATAGCGGGTGTTAATTCTATACAGGCAAGTGCTGGTATTCTACAGTTATCACAGGCTTTCGCTTCAGGAAGATTGCAAGGTGACGAATTTAGAAGTATCTCGGAAAACATTCCGCCTTTATTAGACATCTTTGCTAAAGAATTAAAAGTTACTAGAGGAGAACTAAAAAAACTTGGTTCAGAGGGTAAAATTACTTCTGACGTTATTGCTAGATCATTATTAAAAGAAACAGATAATATTGGTAAAAAGTTTGAACAGATTACCCCAACAATCGGACAAGCTACAACAAGACTTGGAAATAGTGTTCTTAATTTGATTGGTAAATTTAATGAAGCAACAGGAACTGCTGACGCATTATCTAAATCTATTCTTGGTATATCAGATGCAATAGATGGATTAAATTCTAAAGCTAATCAACCAAAACTATTACAAGGTTTAATTTTTGCTTTTACTAGAGCAATAGTACCTTTAGATGAATTAGAAAAAAAACTTGGAACTTTTGCTATTGATTTTGATGAAAGAGATGCTTTAAGAGATCAACAAAAAGTAATTAAAGAAATTGTAAAAGATGTTGAAAAAGTTTCAGTTAGAAATGTAGAAATATTAAATTACACTAGAGATATTCACACAAACTATAAACCATTTAAAACTAACATTGAAAAAGTAGCAGATAAATTAAAAGAACATAATAGATCGTTTGAAATGACAGATGTTTTGTTTGATGGAATTCTTTCAGCAAGTAGTTCTTTTTCAAGAAGCTTGGCTGAATCTTTAGTTCTAGGAAAAAGTTTAAATAAAAACTTTAAAGAATTAGCACAAAATATTTTAGTTGATATTGTTGCTAAAACTATTGAACGTATAACTTTAAAAGCTATCGAGCAAACTATTGATGATTATTTATTCAAAAAAGAGCAAGATAAAAAGAAAGCTATCGAAGATCAAAATAAATCTTTAAAAAAACAAATTCAATTACAAGCAGTTTTAATGGCTATGGGTGGAAACCCAATGGGAATGTTGGCTTTACCTTTTATGGCTAATGGTGGTGCAGTATCAAAAGGTCAGCCAGTGGTAGTTGGAGAGCGTGGTGCAGAATTATTCATTCCTAATCAATCTGGTCAAATAACTCAAAGTGCTAGAGGAACAGGCGGTGGACAAACTACAGTTAATTTTAATATAAATACTTTAGACGCTTCTGGTTTTGAAGACTTGCTAGTTAGATCAAGAGGAACTATAACACAATTAATTAATAACGCTGTCAATGAACGTGGTAGAGAAAGTTTAATATAATGGCTGGTGCTTTTCCAATATCAACTGCTCAATTTAGAACTTTAGGAATTAAATCAATCCAAAGTACAATTATTTCTAAATCTGTTTCTGGTAAAAAACTTTCAAGACAAATAGATAATCAACGTTGGTCTTTTACTGTTGAAATAATTGCCGCTAAACGATCTGATGTTTATGGCGAACTTATGGCATTTATTGTTAAGCAACGTTCTGGTAAAGAAAATTTTACAATCGTTCCACCAGAAATAGAAGACGCTAGAGGAACAGTTTCTGGTACACCAAATGGAACTGCTAGTGCGGGTGATACTTCAATCACTTTAGGTGGTACAGGAACAGGAACATTAAAAGCTGGAGATTTTATTAAATTTGCTTCGCATGATAAAGTTTATATGATCGTTGCAGATCAATCAGATATTTCAACAGGAACTTTAACTATCGAGCCACCTTTAACAACTGCAATAACTAATTCAGATATTCAATATGATAATGTTCCATTTACCGTATATCTTACTAACGATATACAAGAATTTGGCGTTGTTGGTAATGACAAAGATGGAAATTTATTGTATCAATTCGAAATGGACGTTGAAGAAGCGTTATAGATGACAAAATATTTAGTGAAACATTGGGTCAGTGCTGACTTCATAGCAGAAAAAGTTATTGATGAATCTCAGTTAGACCAAACAAAGAATGATTTAAAACAAAATACTATTCCTGATGGAAGTTTTAGTTTTGTTATGATAAAAGGAACTGAGAAAATAGAACGAACAACTTACGAGAAATATGACGAGAAACTTAACTTCAGCAATAAAGACGGCTCTAGCGACAAATGATATTAGACCCGTTCATCTTCTCACTATTGGGTTCAGTACTCCTATTAATTTTACTGACTGTTCTTTTTCATTAACATCATCTGTTTCAGGAAGTTCAGTTACTTATAATCCATCAGATTTTGTTATTGGTGTTTCAGATTTTACAGAAGAAATAGATGTTACGAAATCAAGTTTAACTATTTCATTATCTGGTGCAGATCAAACTTTTATTTCTACAGTTTTAAACGAAAATATTACGAATGATGAAGTAAGTATTTATAGAGGTTTATTAGATAGTAATAGTTCATTAATTGCTGATCCATTTTTATTATATCAAGGTAATATTGAGGGTTTTGCAATCCAAGAATCTACAAAAAATAGTTCAGTTAATCTAACTGTAGTTTCTCATTGGGCTGACTTTGAAAAAAAGAATGGCAGAAAAACAAACAACACATCTCAACAAAGATTTTTTAGTACAGATGTTGGAATGGATTTTGCTTCACAAACTGTTTTAGATGTTAGGTGGGGTAGAGAATAATGTTTAAATGGTTTGAAAAAATATTAATCAAAATTGCAAAAAAAATATTAAACAAATATGCACCTAAAGGAGAGTTCTTAGCATACATAAACAAACGAGAAGAAAAACTTTTAAAACAATATGGTGGTGCTGGATTACCTGTAAAAAAAACAGGAATTAAATCTTTTTTTAGTGTTGGTGGAATTATAAGTTCTGCTGTAAATTTTTTTGCAAATCTCAATCCTGTTGTTAAAATAATTGCAACTATTGCTATTGCTTGGATATTTAGACCTAAAATACCAGAACTGCCAGATTTTGGAACAAACGAATTTGATGAATTTGAAAAAGGTATTTTATTAAACAAACAATCTAATGATGCTAATATTCCTGTCGTATATGGAACAAGATTAGTTGGTGGAACGAGAGTTTTTATAGAATCTTCAGGAACTGATAATAATTACCTATACGTTGCTTTAGTAATGAGTGAGGGGGAAATAAATGGAATTAGTGAAATAAGAATTGATGATAGAGTAGTTACTTTTGATGGTGCGTTTGCAGATAACACACAAGTTGAAGTTGATAGTTCAGATAGCAACTATTATAGAGATAGCGAAAGTTTAATTACGGTAGAGCCTCATTTTGGAACAGATGGTCAAGCTTCTTCAAGTTTATTATCTGAATTAGATAGTTGGGGTGCAAATCATAAATTATCTGGTATTGCTTATTTAGCTTTAAAGTTTAAATGGAATCAAGATATTTTTAATTCCATTCCAAAAATACAAGCTGTAGTTCAAGGTAGAAAAGTTAAAACTTATAATGCAAGTTTAGTAGAACAATCTGCGTCTTTCACAACTAACCCCGCTTGGTGTTTGTTAGACTATTTAACTAATGAAAGATATGGAAAAGGTTTATCAACTGATGAAATAGATATACAAAGTTTTTATGACGCTTCACAAGTTTGCGAAACACAAGTAACGCCATATTCAGGTGGAAGCGATATTAATTTATTTGACGCAAATGCAGTTTTAGATACTTCTAAAAAAATATTAGAAAATGTTAGAGAACTTTTAAAAGGTTGTAGAGGCTACCTACCTTATACACAAGGTAAATATAGTCTTGTTATTGAAACAACAGGAACAGCTTCTATAACTTTAACTGAAGATGATATTATTGGTGGTTATAATTTATCAAGTCCAAGTAAAAATGAAAAATATAATAGAGTTATTGTTTCATATGTAGACCCAGATCGTAATTGGCAAGTAAATGAAGTTCAATATCCACCTATAGATGATTCTGGTTTGCCAAGTGCAGATCAACACGCAACAATGAAAGCTAGTGATGGTGGGTTTTTATTAGAGGGTAGATTTGATTTTGGTAAAGTAATTACATCTCCATATCAAGCTGAAGAAATGGCGGAAGTAATTTTAAGACGAACTAGAGAGGCAACAAGACTTTCAATTAATGTTTCATTTAGTGCTTATGATTTAGCAATAGGAAATATTGTAAATGTTACACATAGTTCATTAGGATATTCTGCTAAACCTTTTAGAATTTTATCAATTAAATTTAATTCAGATTACACTTTAGGATTAGATTTAGTGGAACACCAAAACAGTCATTTTACTTGGGCAGAAAAATCTCAACAAACAACCGCACCTAGTACTAATCTTCCTAACCCATTTACAGTACAAGCACCATCAAGTGTTACTTTAGATGATACTTTAATTGAATATAACGATGGTACAGTTATTGTTGCTTTAGATATTACTATTGGTGCAAGTACTGATAGCTTTGTTGATTATTACCAAGTTGAATACAAAAAAAGTACAGATTCAAATTATATTATATATGCACAAGGTTCGGGATTAAATCACAGAGTTTTAAATGTAATTGACCAAGATACATATGACGTGAGAGTTAAGGCGGTTAACAGTCTTGGGATTTCTTCTGGTTATACTTCAGCTTCTAGAACTATAATTGGTGCAATTTTACCGCCAAGTGATGTTGAGGATTTTTCTTGTAACATTGTAGGACAAGAGGCTCATCTAAGTTGGTCGCAAATACCAGATTTAGATTTGGCTTATTATCAAGTGCGTTATTCAACTTCTACAAATGGAACAGCAGATTGGCAAAACTCAGTTAATTTAGTTTCTAAAGTATCTCGTCCAGCAACCAGTATTACTGTACCTGCACGTGCTGGTACTTACCTCATCAAAAGTGTAGATAAGCTTGGAAACTTTAGTTCTAACGCAACTGCAATCATTTCTAATGTAACTGATGTTGTTAATCATAATGCAGTAGCAACACAATCAGAACACCCAGATTTTTTAGGAACAAATACAAATACAGTTATAGCTGATAATACAATTAGATTAGATTCATCAGAACTTTTTGATTCTGCTTCTGGTTTATTTGATGATGAAACAAGTAGATTTTTTGATTCTGGTGTTGCTAATGCTGATTTTTATGCAAATGGTAATTATGAATTTGCAGATGTAATTGATATTGGTGCAAAACACACAGCTAGGATAACAGCTACAATTAGCCAAACTTCAGATAACCCAGATGATCTTTTTGATAACAGGACAGGATTATTCGATTTATCCCCGTCTAATTTTGATGGAGATACACCAGCAAATTGTGATGCTCATTTAGAAATTGCAACTTCAGATGATAATGTAACTTATACAGCTTTCCAAAATTTTGTAATAGGAAATTACACAGCGAGATATTTTAAATTTAGAGTATTTTTAACATCAAGAGATTTAGCTTCAACTCCTGTTGTTAATGAAGTAACAGTTACAATAGATATGCCTGATAGAATTTTTAGTGGAAATGATATAACTTCTGGTGCTGGAACTTACACAGTTACATTTACAAATCCATATAAATCTGTTAATTATGCAGTAGGAATTACAGGCGAAGACCTTGCTACTGGAGATTTCTTTGTGGTAGAAAACAAAACAATAAATGGCTTCGACTTAACATTTAAAAATTCAGATGGTACAGCAATAAGTCGTACCTTTGATTATATTGCAAAAGGTTTCTAAAAGGAGTATAAGAACGATATGGCACAACACGATTACGATATAGCAAACCAGAGTTTTCCGTCATTTAGAAGTGATCTCAATTCAGTTTTAGAAGCTATCAATACTTCTAATTCAGGAACATCAAGACCAACTTCAGCAGTTGCTGGAACAGTTTGGTTAGATACCACTTCAGCAACTACACCTACTCTAAAATTTTATGATGGAACAGATGATATATCTTTAGCCACATTAGATTACACAGCTAACACAGTTAATTGGTTAGATAGTTCAGTAGTAGCAGATTTAGTAAATGACACAACTCCACAATTAGGTGGCACATTAGACACTAATGGAAATAATATTCAATTTGATGACAGTAGAGGTATTGCAGATGTAAACAATAATTCAGCTTTAGAATTTCAATCAACAGCTAGTGCAGTTAATGAATTTACAATTACTAATGCGGCTACAGGAAATAATCCTGTTTTATCTGCAACAGGTTCAGATACAAATGTTGGTTTAGAATTTACTGCAAAAGGCACAGGCACAATCAAGTTCAATGATTTAGCTTATATCCCACAACAAGCATTAACTTCATCATCAAATGCAGTAGCTTGGGACGCACAAGCAAAACCAAACGCATATCATCTAACAACAGAAAATACTACATTCTCTGCACCAACTAATAATACAGAGGGTTCATTTATTTGTTTAGAAATAAATTATAATGGTGCACACACAATCGCATTTAATACTGTGTTTGAATTTGCGGCTTCAACTGCACCAACATTTACTTCAACAGATGGTAAAACTGATATATTAGTATTCAGATACAATGGTTCAGTTTGGCAAGAAGTAGGTAGAACATTAAATTTAAGTGAAAGTTAAGATATGTACGCATTAGTAGAAAATAACGAAATAACAAAATTAATTAATTATCCTAAATCATTAGTGATTGGAGATGTAAGATACCCAGCTAAAATATTTCAGTTATGGTCTCAATCTGAATTAAATGCTATTGGTATTTATGAAGTAATAACAGATTCAACTAATTATAAAGACCCAGAATATTACAATAATACTAACGAACAATATTCATTTGCAAATAATCAAGTAACTAAATCTTGGGGTACTGCAACTGCTAAACAATTAGATGATAGTTTTTGGACACAATCCGAAATAGATGAATTAGATGAAGCTGGAGATATACAAGCTGGAGATTTAAGAGTTGAGGGTTTAAAAACTATTAAGAAAAGAATTATAAAAGAACAAGCATCTAACTTACTTTCAAAACATGATTGGCAAATAGTAAAAGCAACAGAAGTATCTGATTATTCAGTTCCAAGTGAAATAACAACTTATAGATCAAATATTAGAACAAAGTCTAACGAAATGGAAACTTCAATCAACAACTGCACAACAGTAGATCAATTAAAAGCATTATACGAACACACAGAAGATGACGATGGTAATATCACAAGACCATTAGCTGAATTTCCAGAGGAGATTTAATGTCAGCACCATTAATACTTGGCACAAATTCTATTAAAGATACAGGCTACAATGTAGATAACTCATTAAGATTTGATGATGGGAGTTCAGATAATTTATCAAAATCATTTACAGAAACTAATAGAAAAACTTTTACAATATCTGTTTGGGTAAAAAGATCATCTTTAGGAGATCAAAAAATATTTGGAAATCATACTTCTGATGATTTTTATGGTATGCTAAATTTTACTAGTGATGACCAAATACAATTTTATAATAGAAATGCAAGTACAGGAGATAAATACAAACATTCAACAGCAAGATTTAGAGATTTGTCTGCTTGGCTTCATATAGTATGTGGAGTTGATACAACTAATTCTACAGCTTCGCAAAGATATAGATTATATGTAAATGGTTCTGAAATAACTGATGTAACATCAGTAGACCCAACAGCAGATTATATTAATCGAATTAATGGTGGATTAACACATTATATTGGTCAAAGAGGAAATTCAGCACAATATTTCGATGGCTATATGGCTGAATTTTGTTTTATAGATGGCTCACAACTAGACCCAACATCATTTGGAGAATTTGATGAGGACTCAGGAATCTGGAAACCCATTGATGTATCTGGTTTAACCTTTGGCACAAATGGATTTTATTTACCATTTGAAAACTCTGATGCATTGGGTCAAGACGATAGTGGTAACGGAAATAACTTTACTGTAAATAATCTAACTAGCATAGACCAAACTACTGATACACCGACTAATAATTATGCAACATGGAATCCTTTATGGTCGCAATCAAATGGAAATATTGGAGATGTAACATTTTCAGAAGGTAATTTAAAATCAGATGCTTATGTTGATTATAGGACTTTTCCAGCATCAATCGGAGTTAGTTCTGGTAAATGGTATTGGGAAATTAAAAGATATGAAACTGATGGGTCAGCAGATATGCACACAGGAGTAATGAGTGAAAATGCTACACCAGCACAAACTGCAACTTGGATAGGTAGTCAAGCAAATGGTTGGGTATATGCAAGTGATGTTGGTTCTACTTATACAGGTGGAACAGAAACTAATACAGGATATTCTTCTGCTGGCACTAACGATATTGTTCAAGTTGCTTTTGACGCAGATAATGGTAAAATTTATTTTGGAGTTAATGGAACTTGGCAAGGTAGTTCTGATCCTGCTGCAGGAACAAACCCAGCCTATTCAGGATTAGATACATCATTATTTTATTTTCCTTGTGCCTCTACAGGTTCAGATGTGGAAGCAAATTTTGGTAACCCACCATTTACAATCTCATCAGGAAATAGTGATGGTAATGGCTATGGAAACTTTGAATATGCTGTACCAGAAAACTACTATAGCCTCAATGTTAAAAATTTAGCGGAGTATGGATAATGGCTTACACAGATATAGATAAACCATCAGATTATTTTAATACTAAACTTTATACAGGTACAGGTGCATCTAATTCTATAACAGGAGTTGGATTTCAACCAGATTGGACTTGGATTAAAAACAGAAGTATAACTGCAAATCATCATTTATTTGATGTAATAAGAGGTGCTACAAAATATATACTTACAAATTCATCAAATGCAGAAGCAACAGATTCTCAACAACTTCAATCTTTTGATAGTGATGGATTTACTGTTGGAACTAATGGTAATGTAAATGGTAGTGGTAATAATATAGTAGCATGGAACTGGTTAGCCTCAAACACAACTGCATCAAACACAGTTGGAGATATAAACTCTACTGTTAGTGTTAATATTACAAGTGGATTTAGTATTGTGTCTTGGACTGGTAATGGTACTGCTGGTGCAACGATTGGTCATTCTCTTGGAACTACTCCATCAATGATAATTACTAAATCAAGAAGTGCTGGTGGTGGCTGGTATACTTATCATAAATCTGAGGGTGCTACAAAATTTTTACAATTAAATAATACTGATGCTTCTTCAACTAATTCTACTGTTTGGAATAATACAGAACCTACATCAAGTGTTTTTAGTACAGGAACAGCATTTGATAATGGAACAACATACATAGCCTACTGCTTCGCAGAGAAAAAAGGATTTAGTAAGTTTGGTTCTTATGTTGGTAATGGAAATGCAGATGGAAGCTACATTCATCTGGGTTTTAAACCTGCGTTTGTTATAATTAAACCATCTTCATATGCAAACTCATGGTTAATATTAGATAATAAAAGAAACACATTTAATCCTACAAACACAAGATTAGAGGCAGATGGGAGTGGTGCAGATTATAGTGGTTTAGATTATGCAGATTTTTTATCTAATGGTTTTAAAATTAGAACAAGTAATGCACACCCAAATAATAGTGGAGGCACTTTAATTTACATGGCATTTGCTGAATCCCCTTTCACTACATCTACAGGAATACCAACTACTGCGAGGTAATCATGAAATTATCTAAACACTTCACATTAGAGGAGTTTGAAAAATCACAAACAGCTACAAGAAAAGGTATCAAAAACAAAGCTGGTGCTGGAGAAATTAAAAACTTAGGCGATCTTTGTTATGAAGTATTAGAGCCTTGCCGTGCAAAATTTGACAAACCAATTATAATTACATCTGGTTATCGTAGCCCAGAACTATCAGAAGCTATAGGCTCAAAAGCAACATCACAGCATTGTCTAGGAGAAGCTTGTGATATGGAAGTCTTAGGAGTTTCTAATCTTGAAGTAGCTTTATGGATTCAAAACAATGTAGATTTTGACCAACTAATTTTAGAGTATTACACAGGAGAACAAAATAGTGGTTGGATTCATGTTTCATACAAAGATGGTAGTAATAGAAAACAGGTTTTGACATTTGATGGCAAGAAATATACAAATGGATTACCAGATGCAAAGTGGTCGGGTGGAAAAATAACTAACTAATAGGAGATAATTATGCCAATGGTAAGAGGTAAAAAATTTCCATATACAAAAGCTGGAAAGAAAAAAGCTAAAGCATACAAAAAGAAAAAGAAGAAGTAATGCCATTAATTAAAGGATATTCAGCTAAATCAATTTCTAAAAATATTAAAAGAGAAATGAAAGCTGGTAAGAAAAGAAAACAAGCTGTAGCGATTGCATTATCAGTAGCAAGAACAACTAAAAAGAAAAGAAAGAAAAAGTAATGGCTATAACTACTTCAACATTATTAAAAGAACTTTACACAAAAAAATTTACCAAAGGTAGATATAAAGTTCGTAAGAAAAAAAAGAAAAAGAAAAAATGAGCCTATACGATACTTACATTGAACAAGCTAAACTTGTTCATCAAAACGATAAAAAGTGGAGAGGCACAACTGTCGTTAAATATATTCCAATCATTAACGAAATAATAAAATCTAAACAAATAAAAACAATATTAGATTATGGTTGTGGCAAAGCACAAAACCACCCTAAAGAATGGAATGCAACAAAATATGATCCAGCAGTGCCAGAATTTTCTGCAAAACCAGATAGAAGATTTGATTTAGTTATTTCAACAGATGTTTTAGAACATATTCCTGAAGAAAGTATTGATGAAGTATTAAAAGATATATTTAACTATTCTGACCAATGGGTTTTCTTAACTATCTGTACTAGAGAAGCTAGAGAAATATTACCTAATGGAATGAACGCACACGCAACTGTTAAACCTGAAGAATGGTGGAACGATAAATTAAAAGATTATTCTAGATAT